ATGCAACGTCTTTACTGGCATACTTATTATACTGGGCAATACTGGTTTTATTACCTTTTTTATACAAAGTGAAGTCAAAAATGTAGGAAACATTATCTGGATGTCCAATGGATAGCCCAATATCTATTGCTCCCCTTTTTGTCTTGGTGTGTTTTACTATAACAGATTGAAATTGCTTAGCAAACTGCTTTTTAGACGTTAACGACAGCATAGCATACTCATTTAGCACATTAGGAAGTACAAATCCATTTTCAAACGGATAAGACCAGTGAATTCCAGCATTCGGGTTTTCGTTGTTGGACGACTCACTAATAAACTCTGACCGTTTTTTCATCATTCCAAAGTCAATATATTTCATTGACATTGTTGCTTTGTCAAACAGAATATTGTGCGGTTTTAAGTCATAGTGAATTATGTTATTATTACGAAACATTACTAAACCATCAAACAAGTTTAATACACACTTTTCCCAAAACTCATCAATTTTGTTAAGGTCAGTAAACTTATCCAAGTGAGTTTTAACAAAATCCTTGAGATTTACCCCCCCATATGGAAATGTTAAGACACTAAATTGTTTCTTGTCACTTTGTGTTTCATATAAATTATCCGTTTCATTTAGTACGCACTGTTTTAGGTCTGCTACAATAGATTTGTTATTGTAATCAGGTTGGCAAATAGTCGGTATACCAAGGTGAAACTTGTTTGTTGGGTCGGCTTGGTGAATAATTTTAAATTCTTTAAGTTCTTTATTCGCTTCATTTGTATACATAAACTTGGACACGAGATTTTGTGTTGAACCATTAGGCAACCGTATTGAACGTTTTTTGCATGGGATATAAGGTTTGTACACACATCCATATGCCCCTTGGCCAATAATTTGTGAGTTTTTTTTAGTTTTATGTTTGTTTGCATTTATACTATAACCTTTACCTAAACCTCTGCCAACAACCCTCTTTTTTGTTTTTGGTTTATATGTCATTATTTATTAAATCTATATAATGCCAATATTTTATTCCAAAGATTGTTTCATGTACATTTGAAGCTCATCTTTCATGCTAATATTTTCATTGCTATTTGGTGTAATATTAATATCAAAGTCTGATATTGGTGTTGTGTGTTCATTTATTGTTTCATCTGATAAGCTTATTTTTTCATTTGGATAAATCTTGTATTCTGTTTTTTGTCTTTCGTGAAGAGTATTTAAAATTGATTGATATGTTTTTGATGGTTGGTAATTTTTTACTTTTGTTGTGGTAAATATATTAGTTAAATACAAAAACAATTTATGAAAGATATAAATAATAATAAAGGATAAAATACTTATTTGAAGAATCAAAACTAACATATTAGTTTAATAAGGTTATTAACTATCAATAAATTAATACTGTAAAAGAAACGGAATAATAAATCTATAAATTTGCAATAATAAAATAACAAATTATAATAAGCAACATTAAAATATGTTTAAAAAAATCGCAAGCAATAATACAGTATTAGTTGCCATTGTGCTCTTTATGATTTTATATGTTTCTTTTGCTCAAATTATTAAACCAAGTTTTATGTACAATGACAGCGGAACTATTAAAGAGTTTGGAATCGGGTATAAAAATAAAACCATTGTTCCTATGTGGCTATTTTCTCTTGTATTAGGTATTTTTTCCTATTTGTTTGTTTTATACTACCTTATGAATAGTCATTTTTTATAATATTTCTAATTTCCATTTTACTTTGGTATATAATGACTTTATTAATTATTTTTTAATTATGATAAAATAAACAATATGCACCATGTGCAATAGTGTTTTTTATTTGGCTTTGATTTATATGTGTTACATTTCGGTCGTTAAACAAATACCACTCGCCACTAATTGCGTGATTTAGACACGCAGTATAGTGCCCACCTGCGGTTCCGCCCATGTGCTGACACACCCCATAAAGTTCATATTTTTTATAATTTAATGATTGTTGGTAAGCATATGGCGACATGTCCAAAAGCATTGGGAAATCAATATTTGCATTGTTTTTCTGGTTTGAATTGCTGAATCGTTTTAATGTAATTACCAAGACTTTAGGAAAAGACCAAAATTTAATGCAACGCTTTACTGTTTCTGTTTTCATAGTTATTTCGTTCATATATCCATCAATTATTTCACCTTTGCAATAATTGTTAATACACTCTTTTAATGTGTTTGTTTTGTTATTTTGTATTGATAAATTAAGTTCAAGGTACGGGTCCGTTTTAAAACTTAAAGTTTGGTTTGATGTTGTTGATACAATTTCCGAGACATACATGCCAAAAAATAAATTAAATAATCCTGAGTAATCGTTTGAGTACATTTTTTTTATAGTTTCATAGCACTGAATTGCTATTTTATCTGTAGTTGTAGTTGGTGTTCCACGTACTGTCATGGTAACTTTGCGAGACAATGCTGTATGAAACACATCAATGAGAACACCAAAAAACTCAGATGCATCATGTTGCTTAAACCCTTTAAAAATAGTATTTTTATTTTTACTTATGCTTTGCTGAAATGCTATATGAAATTTAGCAGGAGATACAGATTTATTTGTTTTAGACTCTGACCAAAGTTCACTTTGTAATTGAGTCCATTGCACTAAAATAGGTTTGTTTGTATTACTGCTGGAAATTATGTTATTAAAATCAGGGGTGTGTGAAAGTATCTGTAGACATGTATTCATAAAACAAGTATTGCCTAAATTATCTAGACCTATTTTGCCACATTCTTGATTCATTAATAATTTATTGTATAATACCACTTATTTCTATATATTTTTTATAAATTAAGTAATAAATAATATGATAATATAATATAATAATAATTTAAAAATGTCACTTGTTGCTCGAATTGATAATGGAGTTACATACACGGCAACTATTGGAAATAGTGTTTGTACTGTTACTAAATATGAATATGACGGCTTAAATGCAAATGTTACCATACCACAATCTATAAATATTCCAACCGACTCCGACCCGTTGTACAATATAACTGTTATTAATTCAGATGTATTTGATAGCAATACTGATTTAACATCTATTTCCATGGAATCGGCTGATTATTTAACAAGTCTTTTATCCAACACATTCCGTAATTGCAGTTCATTAGTGACAATTACGTTGTCTAATTCAATCAATCACTAGTTTTGGGTTTGGTTGTTTTAGATCATGCTCAAGTTTAACATTTATTTCTATTCCAAGTTTAGTAACCAGTTTGCCTGGTCTTTGTTTTGATAAGTGTTCTTTATTGGCCACAATTACGTTGGCTAATTCAATCACCAGTTTTGGTAGTGCTTGTTTTAGTGATTGTTTTGTGTTAAACAATATTACTCTTCCATCAAACTTGACTAATTTAAATGATGAATCTTTTAAAAACTGCACCAGTTTAACATCTTTAACTATACCAAACAATGTCACTACATTTGGAAATTTTTGCTTTAGTGGATGCACTAGTTTAGAAACATTAACTTGGAGCAATCCTAATACGTTGACTACTTTAGGTGACGCTTTGTTTACATTAGTAAATTCCCTAATTGTAACATATTTGGAACCTATTGAAAACTACTCCCAACTTAATAGCGCATCTCAATTATTACAAACCCAATATTATCCAAATGGTACTACATATATTTATTGGATACCTCCAATGTGTTTTTTAAAAGACACCAAAATCTTAATTAGCCAAAATAACAACGAAGTGTATGTTTCTGTGCAAAATTTGCGTATTGGTGATTTAGTTAAAACCATTTCCGAGACAAAATATTCTCCAATTACTTATATTAAGCAATCTAAAATATTTAACACTGGAGACAAAAAAAGAACTAAAAATAAACTTTATGTATGTAATATGTCACCGAAGTTCCCAACTCTGTTTTCCGACCTTGTTATTACTGGACCTCATTCTATTTTAGTGGATGATAATAATTTTTCTGACGATGACCGATCCAATGTATTAAAAATGTTGGGAGATATCTTTGTCACCGATAAAAAGTATCGTATGCCTGCATGTTTAGATAAACGAACCAAACCGTATGAAGTTAAGGGTGAGTTTGATATTTATCATTTTGCTCTTACAAATAAATGTGATTACAGCAACTATGGCGTGTTTGCCAATGGGCTTGTGGTAGAAAGTGCAAGTAACCGTCAAATGAGAATTTTATAAGACAAATATAAAAATGAAATAATTTAAACAATACCAACAAAACACATAATAAACCAAGTTTAATATAAAATGCTTTCTAAACAAAAACCTAAACTAGTCGTAGTTAGCGGTGCTGGGCTCAGTGCCTCTGTAGGCATACCAACATATAGTGATAAAGAGTCTGGACTATGGTCAATTCATACAATGCAGTCCATCTGTGTTAAAGGAAACGAATTCTCGAACAAAAGCATTGATTTTTATAACCAATTTTGTGCTATGGAAGCAAAAACTGAGCCCACAGCTGTACACGAATTATTTGCTCAACTTCAATCACAGTTTGGAGTACACCGAGTTAAACTGCACACACAAAATATTGACACTTTGTTGGAACGAGCTGGGTGTTTAGAGTTGCACCTGATACACGATTGGTTTTGCTTGAGCACAATAGCATAATTTCAGCGGTTGTCTCTGCATTTATTATATTTTCATTTGCGGTTGTATCAACACACAATACTGACGATATATTCTTTGTAATTGGGTCTCGTCAAAAAAATCCCCAATTTTTAAACTTGGATATATTGTGGGGATGAAACCGATTTTTCATCAAGTCTTCTTTGAATAACATACAGTTGTTTTTCATTTGTTTATAATCATAATTGAATATACGTGGGTTTTGAGACAAATTATACCAATTTATTTTATTTGGGTACTTTTCTAGCAAGTGTATAGCAGACGGATTACCAGACAACAAACGCCAATTTATTTTATCTTGATTTTTTTCTAGCAACCGTATAGCACTTTCTGACGGGTTACTAGACAAGTCATCCCATTCAATTTTATCTGGATTTTTTTCTAGCAACCGCATAGCAGACGGATTTGCAGACAAATATTCCCAATCTATTTTATCTAGATTTTTTTCTAGCAACTTTATGGCACCTTCTGACGTATTTTCAGACAAATACCACCAATGTATTTTATCTGGATTTTTTTCTAGCAAGTGAATAGCTGACGGATTTCCAGACAAATACTTCCAATTTATTTTATTTTGATTTTTTTCTAGCAACTTGATAGCTGAGGGATTTCTAGACAACTGATTCCAATCTATTTTATCTGGATTTTTTTCTAGCAACCGCATAGCACCTTCTGACGTATTTCTAGACAACCATGGCAAAATTATTTTTTTTTTATTTTTTTTTAGCAACTGGATAGCACCTTCTGACGGATTTGCAGACAAGATATCCCAATATATTTGATTTGGATTCTTTTCTAGCAACAAAATAGCACGTTTTGACAGATTTTGAGACAACATAAACCAATTTATTCTATGTTGATTTTGTTTTAGCAACCGGATAGCACCTTCTGACGAATTTTTAGATAAGAAACGCCAATTTATTCTATGTGGATAATTTTTTAATAATTGTATAGCACCTTCAGATGAATTTAGAGACAAACTATTCAAATTTATTTTTGTTTCACTTATCCAATCCAATAAACACATTGGTAATTCGACATTCATTGTTTTTTTTGTAATTTTTATCATACAACCAAAATAAATCATTTTTTCGCAATATAAATTAATTTATAATTTTACAATTACTTATGACAATATCCAATTTTAGTATATTGGCTTTGTTACATATTGCAATAATGAATTCATAATATAATGTACAATGTTGAAAACGAAGTTGTTTATATTGTACGTTAATTAAATTATCAACAAATTCTTGTTTAAAAATGCTTGGACCAGAATATCCAATTGTTAAACATGTACCTTGCCATGGATTCATTGCTCTAATAAACATTGATAAATTATATTCTTCGTGCGCACATAAATCCATAATAATTTCTGCACCATTCCATTTTGCAAGAGCATTTGTTTTTTCTTTACTTATTTCCATTTCAGTAAATATAATTGAGGATCCCATCCATGTTTCAACCAAAAATTCAAAATCGGATACATCAGTTTGAATAGCATCAATGCAAATTGCTTGTCCGGGAAGATTGACACTGCCTTTAAGAATAGATTTAATATTAATATCACACATTAATATTTATTATATTTTATTATTGGTTATAATAATCATTCAATTTTTGATGAAGATTATAATTATAGTAATGTTCGCGAATTCGCCTAATATTAGATTTATGTTACGTATCCAAGAAAGTTTTAAGTCAAGATGTCTTAGAACAATTTACATAGTTCTACGTAAAACCAATATAAATATAATATACAATACTTAACAATATGAACATAAATCCACAAGTTCGCCTTAACAATCAATTAACATTAAATCCACCCATTTTAACTTCCGATTCAAATGCTAAACCAATGGTTGCTTTGCCTAAGATAACGTCAAACATTCCCGTAAAAAATATTCAAAAAACAATGTTTCAACAATTTAGAAATATTTTACATAATCCCACTGTATACAATCAGGATGAAATTAATGCATTAATACACGACCAAGAAGATTTAGTCAATAAAAAGTAAATTATGTGCCATAATAAATGTAATGTTGTATAGTAATAAAAATAATAATACTATATATAAAGAATGTTGTCAAGTTCTTTGGACCACCAGGGTTCCTTATTTGTGAAACTACAAAAAAACATCACAAGCGGAATAAATAATCGCACCAATACTCACAACTACAAACTCAAAACACAAAATGACAATAAATCATTTAATAAAGAAGGATTTACCGATACAATTCTGAACAAAAAATATACCAATGTAACAGACGACTATACCCAGATTCAAACTGAACTTCAGGACAACAACCTAAATATTTTAAAACGACTTGACCCAAGAACAAATCCACTACTCGGAAAAAATATTACCCTAAACAATGCTCAAACTGGTTATGTTACTGAGCAAGGCATATTTAAAGCCTATAATCCAAGTACATGGGCTGACACCCCTGGTAAATTCGGATGTCCTTCTGCTAAAAAAAACATGAATGTAACTGTCAATGAAACTGACCAAACCAATTCTGCAGTTCCTGGATACACATTTGTTACAGATAACTTTCCCAAATTATTAGTGGGACAACCTATGCAAAGTAAAACTTCGTGTGGTGCAGCAGGACAAAATGTTTATGTTAACCGTCTTGTAGATAATCCTACCGCAACTTACACAGGATGTTATTCAAATTCAAATTCAAATTTGGATTCAGATTCAAATAAGGCCATGACTAACATGGGCCCACTTGGTTACAATGCATGTTTAAAAACTGCCATGAATAATGGTGCATCGTACTTTGGCTTATCATCAAGTGGTAAAGAAACTAATTGTTTAGTCTCTAACGACTTAACTCAAATACAGCAGTATGGAGCTCCATCCGCATTTACGCCTGTCCTACAATGGGAATCAAAAACAATTGGCACAACCAACACATGTAGGGTTACCAATGACGGTCGTTTAATTATTACTTCGTCAGAATCAATGGATGACCCTTTATTTGAAAGTAACCAGGCAGTTGCAAGTTGTGCTAATGGGGGAAGTTTTGTCGACATTCTTGCTACATTTGGAGGAAACTGTGATGACAAGTATAATGTGAAATCGGGAAACGCATCAGAGTCAATTATGACAACCTATGATTCTCTTAATAAACCCAGCAACTTTTCGTTTTTAGTTAACAGCGAAAATATTGGTGGCAACCCTGCTGATGGGTGTAGTAAAAAAGCATGGGATGTATCTTATTTGTGCGGAAATGTCTCAAAAGTTGATCATATAAGCAATGCAAGCGGAAAAAACGTCAAGTTTGATTGCAAGTCCGAAGTATCTGCATGCAACTTTCAGTTTGCATTAAAAAATAATGGCAATGCGTGTTTATTTCAAACCGATAGTGGAGGAAATCAAGTTAATAAAATATGGTGTGCTTTAAATGACACCCCAAACCTAGTTCCTAATTCCGAGTTTGTAGCAAAAAATGGCAAAACTGGAGTTAATGCGTTAAAAACTGGCCAAGCTCTTTTCGCAGACGAATGGATTGGGTCAAACAATGGAACATTAAGAATGATTATGCAAGCTGACGGAAATTTGTGTATTTACGCTTACAAATCAGCTAAAACATGTATCAAAGATAAAGGTGCAAAAATAAATACAATGGTCGGAACAGAAAATATTAATGCAGTTTATGAGGTAACAACTGGCGGAAATAAAAAAGTATTAGGAAAAATAGCATACATTGACCAAGACGATGTGTTACATAACTATCCTACTAATTCTCTTAAATATTCAAACGAATATACAATTTTTCAAAATACTGACTCGTCGGGAAATGACCTTAGTACCTTACCAAACTCAACCATAGACCAATGCAAAACTGCGTGCACAAACAATGATAAATGCGCAGGATACGCCTTTGAATCAAATGCGAATGTGTGCTATTTAAAAAACAACAACATGTATCCCAAAGGTGATTTATCCATTAACAACGGTATCACAACTGGTGTGAGGTTACCTAAAGTACAATCATCTGCAAGTTGTTCAACAACAATGAAAAATATTAGTTCGGAAAAATATAATCACTATGTACCTGGTCCAGAGTTAACTGCTGATAATATGGGCAACATTTGCAACCCTTTTGCTGCAAACCCAATATCTAAATCAGCCAAAATAAAATATGGAAAGATAAACAACAATCTTGAAACATTAGGAACACAAATAATGGGCGGAACTGAACAATTAAAAGCTAAAACCTCAGCAAATCAAATTCAGTTTACAAAAAATCAAGAAAAAATGCTGGGATCAGTAAAATCATATAAGGATATGTTTTCGAATTCAGGTTTAAAAAAAACAAAAAAAGAAGGGTTCAACACAAACACAGTGTCTTCATTACCTATAAATATGCAAGATCTAGAAAGAATGAAAAGTGATTCAGAGTTGATGGTTACGCATGAAAATATGCAATATATTTATTGGATGCTTGTTGCTCTTGGTTTAGTGACCGTTTGTATGGTAGTTATAAAAAATCATAAATAATGTTATTTTTATTCAATAACAAAATTACCACCAGTTAAAAGGTATGTCCAATGGTATCACCCACTCTCCATTACATTTATAGTTTTTATGATTCTTCACAAATTCTTGTTCATTTCCAATTTTATATTGAATATTAGGAATTATTCCTTTCATGACAAAAGATGAGTGTTTTTCTTGTATTAATAAAGAATCATAATCAGACACATTTTGATGAACGGACATATTACATAGCTTTCCATTTTCCGTATATTCAGTAAATGTGATTTGGTCATTAAAATCATTTGGTTTATAATAATCATCGTTATCAGATATTCTTATGACACATTTAGCAATCAAATGTGATGATTTAACTATTATTGCCAATTTATAGTTGTTATTAATATAATAAGATATATTTGGTTTATACAATATGCTAGGCTTATTACATTCTAAATTAGTACCAGAATCTAATATAATACAATACCAGAATCTAATATAGTACCAGAATCTAATATAGTACCAGAATCTAATATAGTACCAGAATCTAATATAGTACCTGCTTTATTATCACATTCTTTAATATGTATTAAAGAATTTAACTTTGTACGTAATGTTTTAATTTGCTCGTCAATACTCATTAATTTGCTTGTTTATAATAATTTTAATATTACAATATTACAAATGGCAACTACTCGAAGCAAAAACAGCCCTGGTACTTTTTGTCAGTTTATTCGTCAAAATGAACAAACATCAAATTACTCTTTATACCAATATGGTTCTTATGGACAAGCTTATGATACACGCTTACCTGGAATTGGATTAACACCTGGCCAAGTTCCTGCTAATACGCTGTCAAAAAACTCAACAGATATAGAGTCATTTTTGTTTGGTGTTGGTGCAAATAACTTAATCGACCCTAAAAAGTGTTTAACTCCTGAATTAAACAGTCTTAAATCAGCAAACTTGTTTAAACTAGCAGATGTGCACATGCCTCTTCCTTTGGTTGTGCCAAACAATCAACGCCCGTTTCCAGTTCCTTAATTTTGTCATTATTAAGCTCATTATTATTGTTTATTGGGGGCAGTTCTTTAGAAGGTTGCATAACTGTTTTTACAGGATGCCGTATAGGTAAAATATTAAAATGGTGAAGATTTTGTTTAAACCACTGTTGTAATTTAGACAAAAGTCGTTGTCTGTGAAAGGAGTCGGTCAGCATCTGCATGTTGCCTTTAGTGTGATAATTTTTCACAAAATTATTATATACTTGAACTAAGTGGTGTTTTTCATACACTAAATCTAAGCGATTGTAATTAAACTGAGCATTTTTAACTCGAGTGTTTACTGTAGCGTGAAATGTATATAGCATATTTTTCATGTGTTGATTTGTTTGAATTGTTTTGTGGTTCATTTTGCTAAAGAATTGCTTAGCATGTGTCGCACATTCAGGACACGGAAGATTGCTGGAAATTTCAACAATAATTTGCAACAGTTGTTTTCCAATAACAGAAAAACTGTTTGGCTTAATTTTAGCGGCCATAGTGTGAAAAAAACACCATGTAGCAGGTCCCCATTGGTCAATTGACGGCATTATTTTTCTGATCTTTCTTGTTTATTAATATTTTATTTCAATATATTTTACTTGAACTAACAAAAAAACAAAACAAAAAACAAAATAAAAATAAAAATAAAAAGTAAATAAAAGACAACCATGAGTAAGTTTAATTTATCAACCAATCACCCCCTCATTCCCAATGCTAACGAGTATTTAAACGAAACCAAGTATGTATCCATTCATTCGGAAGACCGTAATATGATTAAATACCCAAGCTCGTCCGAGTTTGAGATTGAGTTGCCTCAAGATTACACAAATGTTCAATCTCTATCTTTGACCAATTGGTCATTTCCTTCAAACTATAATGTATTTTCAGATTTTAACGCAAATCGTAAGATGACATTTAAGTTTAAAAATGTGTATGACCCAAGTGAACATAACATTACAACTACAGACTCCGATGAATTAGCCGTTGTTCAAACGGTTCAAGATATATTTGATGTTTTGTCTCAGGATTTAGACCAGGAATTTGTGATTACAATTGAAGAGGGGTTTTACACACCAGAGGAAATGGCGGCTGAACTAACGGCAAAGTTTAATGCGGCAGTTAGTTATTATTTAATGGAATATGATACCAGTTTGTTGGGAGCATATGATGCTTTTGTTATTCACTACAGCACAGTGCAACAGAAACTGTGGTTTGGAAATACCCGAGACCAGTTTGAGCTTGTAAATGACTCAACCGTGATTGCTCAGAAAGAATTATTGGATTCTCGATGCAAGAAAAAAAATGTGCTACCCGAGTATAGCAACTGGGGATTGCCCGCTTTTCTTGGCTTTGTTCGTTGCCCAATAACTGCGGAAGCCCCCGCATATTCTACGCAATTGTTACAGGCAAACGCAAATATTAGCCCTTTTAACATGAATGGGACCATTATTATTGTCCCTCGCGATTATTCCTATACACCAGTAGATTCAAGCGACACTGGAATTGGAGAGTGGCTTGTTCCCACACTATATCTAATTGGCTCGGTTGTGTACTTTTTAAAAACTCCAATGAAAATTAACCTAATGGGTCAGTCTTACTTTTACATAGAACTTGCTGGGTACAATTGCTTGGACGAAACATCTCCATATAGTTTGTCCAAGTTTACTGCAACTACAAACCAAACCAATGGCGTGGTGAATTCTGCGTTTGCTAAAATATCCATTCCAACAACACCAGTTTCGCAGTGGTACGATGACTCTTCACCATCTTACAAATGGTTTAACCCTCCTGCCGAGCGTATTCGCAAGTTAACATTAAAGCTAAGATACCACAATGGACAAATACCAGAGTTCGGCGACTTTGACTACTCGTTTACGATTGGATTTCAGATGCTTAAGCCACAAATTGAACACAAGGCTAGCATTTTTACAGTCGGTTAGTTTATTGTAATAATTGTCGAAAAAATGAATATATAAATTAATGTTTTAATAAACAAAAACATGAATATAGAGTTACCCATGTGTTTATTAAATTGGATACATCCAAATAAAATAAATTGGATGTATTTGTCTGGCAATGAGTCAGAAGGTGCTTTGCAGTTGCTAGAACAAAATCCAGATAAAATTGATTGGGAATGGTTGTCAACAAATCCGTCCGCAATACAGTTGTTAAAAAAAAATCAAGATAAAATAAATTGGCAAGAGTTGTCTAAAAATCCGTCAGCAATACAGTTGTTAGAAAATAATCAAGAGAAAATTAATTGGAGCATGTTGTGTTTGAATTCGTCAGAAGGTGCTATAAGGTTGCTAGAAAAAAATAAAGATAAAATAAATTGGTTTAAATTGTCTTACAATCCGTCAAAAGGTGCTATTTACTTGTTTGAAAAAAATTTAAATAAATTAAATGAAACAAAAAACTGGAATCATATTAATGGTTGGGAACATTTGTGTAGAAATCCGTCTGAATTGGCTATGCAGTTGCTAGAACAAAATATAGATAAAATAGATTGGTATTGGTTGTCTTTAAATCCGTCAGCAATTCACTTGCTAGAAAAAAATTTAGATAAAATAAATTGGTTTACCTTGTCTGGAAATCCGTCAGAAGGTGCTATGAAGTTGCTAGAAAAAAATCAAGATAAAATATATTGGAACTTTTTGTGTAGAAATCCGACAGAAGGTGCTATACGGTTGCTAGAAAAGAATCCAGATAAAATATATTGGGATATCTTGTCTAGAAATCCCTCAGCAATTCACTTGCTAGAAAAAAATCCAGATAAAATAGATAAAATTGATTGGATTTATTTGTCTAAAAATTCGCACATATTTAAGTATGATTATAAAAAAATGAAACTGAACTGTATGTTGTTTAAAGAAGAGTTAATGAAAAATAGGTTTCATCCTCGTAATATACCCAAGTTTAAAGATTGGGGAGTTAATGGATTTGAGTTTGAGTTTGACTCTAATTAAGTCCAATATAATTTAGTTAAGTTACTTTGTTGTCATACGCAAAGTTTTATACAATGCCGTCTTGCGTTTTTTTGCATGAATGTCAGAAATATGATGGTTAATTTTCTGTACAAACGATGGTAATTTATATTGCTTTTGTAACAAGGTAATGCAAAACGCTTCCATATTTGCTCGTGTTGGTTTAAACATAATGTAATCGGAGATACGAAACTGATTTGTTGATGTTGTAGTAGCAATAGGATTGTTTTGATAGCACCACGCAATAAACGCAGGATAGTTAGCAAACAATACTAAAGTAATAACATAATATGCAAGAATTGACGTATTTTCCTTATATTCAGTTTTAGCTTGACCACGAATAAGTTGCTCATACGAGTTAATATTCATATATTCAAGCACTTTAGCTGCTTGGAAAAAAGAAAACGCAATTTCTTCATTAAGCCTTTGCTTAACAGATGTTAAAAATTCATCATCGCTACTTTTAATATGTAAAGACGAAAATACCACAAAAATAATGCGTGCCCAGCATTCTGTGTATGCCTCGTAGAGGTTCACGTCACTTTTTACAGGATAAAGTTTATTTAAAACAAATGATGTTCCATATTGAATTAAATCATTGGATGCATTGGAAAAGTCAAATCCGTAATTATGAAATGTTTCATGGATGAAAACTTTAAACCACTCTTCTTTACGGTAAATAACAATTTCGCGAACTATGCTTGTTTTTGTTTTATTTGGTTCATTACAAACCATGGTAAATGCTGTGTTGGCATTAACCCAATCAATAGTAGTAATATCTTTAGACACTGTACTTTTTGAAGGAAGCATTTTTAATAGAGGAGAACGTAATAAATAAATAAGAAGTGGAGCTGTGTTACACTGATTTTTTTTTGCGGTTTTTTGAGCAATGTAAAGCCAGACTAAACATTGTCGAACATATTGGTTGATTTCTTCAATAAGAGAGACAGAACATAAATCTTGCACAGCAATAACAAACGATATAGGTCTGCGGATAAGTTCGTTTGATACAGGAATGTTATATGTTAACGTGCATTTAGTATCCATTTGTATATTTTTCCAAATTGATGGCGGAATTCCCTTAGAGTCAAAGTAAATGACCGATTTATTAACCATAACGTCAAGTTTTAATCCTTGTTGCCTTTTTGGCAAGATGGACTGTGTATGTGTATTAACCAGTAATTCGGCATTTTGTATGGTTGATTTTAAATGTAAAAAAAAGTTATTTGTATTCATAGTTTAGGGTGTCTACCATATAATAATTTTTTATGTTTTATAAAAAAACTGAAATTACATAAAATAAAAGGATAAAGTAAATGGGCTTTCGTAGTAAAAAAACCAACAAAAAAAGAAAAAGTAAAAATAAAAGTAAAAATAAAAATAAAAGTAAACGAAACACTACAGTCAAACTTAAAAAACATGGTGGTACAACACTAAGTAATAATTCATTCAAGACTCTTAACTGTGCTCCAAGTAAAATTAAAGGAAAAAAAGGTAAATTACCTACATGCTATGATGATACACAGTTAAAGTTTATCCGTGCAGTTTGGAATGCAAAATATCCCAATGATATTATTTCAAAGTCAGCATCTTTAAGTGATGTATGGAGTGCTTTAAAAGGTAAGTTTAAAAACAAATGCAATGACGAATCGTGCTGGGTTGACCAACTGGGTGCAAAGGCTAAAGATTTAAATAAAGCATTCGCTCCTAATGCTCCCAAAGAATGGTCAACAAAGCCAAATATGTGGCTAGACAATATTAACATTGCAGATGTAATGAAACAATATGAATTCGCATACAAGTGCTTTGATTTTATTGGACCATCTCCGATTGATTTTGATACACGAACCAAGGGAAATGGTGTAAATCCTAATGACGATTGTATATGGGAAGAGCTGTGCAAATTTAGCATAAAAAAATGTTTGTCCAAGGATAAAACGAAGATTGGTATTATCTTTAATACAGACCCTCATGATAAGCCAGGTCAACACTGGATATCCATGTTTGTTAATATAAAAAAGGGAAAAATATTCTTTTTTGATAGTGTGGGAACTACAGCACCGAAAGAAGTTATGGTTTTAGTGAACCGTATAATTAAACAGGGGAAAAACCAAAAACCGCCAATAAATTTCAAGTTTGACCAAAATCATCCAGTTGAGCACCAGTATAGTGATACTGAATGTGGAATGTATTCTCTTTACTTTATTATTCAGATGCTTGAAGACAAAATAACAGCACAGTATTTAAAAACACATATTATTACAGATAATCTTATGACTGAACAGCGAAAAATATTATTCAACTAAGCAGTTTGATTATATCCCAATTGCTTTTCATAAGTTTGAAAGAACAATTTATTGTTTAATATTTTATGTTTTGGTAAAGGAGGATGTTTATTTATATCTTTATATGTTTTAGAAAATTTGCCTGCACTTGCTATTGCTTTGTAAGTATCCACATTCAATGGATAGTGTATATTTGATTTCACTTCCAAATTTCCAGCTTCTTTAATATGATTCATAGTTTGTTCAAAGTTATTGATTAAGTCTTCGTATTTGATTAATATATAATGATTAGTTTGCTTTGGCATGTCTTCTATTAGAAATTTTAGTTTAGTATAACGCATTTCAAATATATTATTGTATCGGTGTTTAGTGTACATGTTGCGGTCTTCCATTAGTTCTTTGTTGGTATTATCATGTAAAGACCAAAATTGGTTATTTAAAAAATTGTATGCATTGCGATTGTGAACTATTTGTTGAGCAGCATAATTAGTATTAAATTTAGGTGGTATCTCTTGGGGCTTAATTGAATTAGATAAATGATGTGGTGATTTAAACAAAGAATTTAACCAGTCGCACGGATTACGAACAATGCCAATAAACAAGGTGTCATTCGTATTTGATAAGTCATTATGGCCAAAAAAATGCTTCCATCCATATTTCCAGGTGATTGTTGCATTAAAATTTTTAGTTATTAACCCTTCTAAATAATTGGTTCCACTACATCTTTCGCCATAAATGGTAAATTGTTTTACCATAATGTTTGTTTAGATAAACATTATATTTTATATTTTTACTATACTATTTTAAGTATCCACTGAATTTAATGCTAACCTTAAAACACCCATATTAAACACATCATATTTTATTATTAAAGGAGCATCGTTATCTAAATATAATTCAAGCTGAGGACACAACTCCTTACACCGAACAAACAAACTTAAATATTTCAGAGAAAATTCTCCATGCACAATCTTGGACATGTCTTCCTGACTAGTATCACCCACTGTTATAGTGGGTGTTCTGTGGTCGGTTTCAGACGACATTGACCCAGACCCTTTAAAAAATAACTCGTTGCCAACACATTTTATTTCAAGGGTTTTTGAAATATCTGACATGTGCTTAACAATCTTTGCAAACTCTGGAGAAGAAAATGTTCGAATCCTTGGATAATTAATCTCGGGATAGTCATGTTCATTGTTTCCTGGCTCTCCTAACTGAATCTTTTTAATTCTAGTTTTACCCTTTCCTTCTCCAATAAGAGTTAACTGTGAAACAAATCCGTTGGAATAGTCTTCATTTTCAATACAAATGGTTAATTCTTCTTCTGAATCAAACGAATTAATACACTTGTAAAAATGCTCAAATTTAAGACCAATCACAATTTGTTCCTTTTTACATATATAATATTCTAACTTTTCTGCATCCATAAAAAGATGAAGCAAAATAATTAAAGAGTCATCCATTTCCATCATTTTAAATCCTTCTTTTTTAAAAACTATATCTCCAGAAACCAATAACTCTTTTATGCATGAAAAAAGAGTGCGAATGGGGTTTATTTGAACCGTTTTAAACGCCATTACTACATTGTCTTCATTAAAAATATAAGACATTTAAATTTATAATATTATTATATACACCTTCCACTTTATTTATATTGTTTTTACTTATTTTTTACGTTTTATTATTTATATTTTATTAAATATAAAAAATATAATTTAATTTAATTAACACAATATCATTGTTTTGGTCTTAAAATTATAATCTCCACACTTATTTTCGCCATTTTTTTCAAAATCAGCAGTAAACACATCACCATAACTAAAATCATCATTCGATTTTGCATTAAATACTAAATATGTTATTTGGTCAATAATTATTTCATCAAAGTTCTCATAATTTATTTCAATTGCATTTGACAAAATCATATTTTCAACATTATTAGTATTATCTACCACATTTTGTTGATTTTTTTTAGGTCTTCCCCGAGGTTTTAATGATTTTTCTTTTGTTTTTTCGATTGCTTTCTTTTCTTTTTCTTTTGCTTTTTCGATTGCTTTCTCTTCTTTTTCTTTTGCTTTTTCTTCTTTTTCTTTTGCTTTTTCTTTTGCCTTTTCCGCTAATTTAATTGCTTTTGCATCATCTTTTTCTTTTGCATTTTTTTCTAACTTATTAGTCTTAACATCCTTAACATCCTTAATATTCTCTTGAACATCATCAATAATATTAGGCTCAGTATTAGGCTCAGTATTAGGCTCAGTATTAGGCTCAGTATTAGGCTCAGTATTAGGCTCAGTATTAGGCTCAGTATTAGGCTCAGGTTTAGACTCACTTTTTATATTTGCGTTAACATCAACATTTATTTCTTGAGCCTCAGATTCAACTAAATTAACTCCAAAACTAATCCACTTTGTAAGCAAATCTTTGTGAGTTAATACATCCTCGATTTTATTTAATGATTCCGGAACATCTTTAAATGATGTCATGCACTGAATAAGAGTTCCAACTATATTGGTCATTTTCTCAACCGCTTGTTTAGTAGATTTCTCGATAGTTGTCATATTTTATTATTAATTTATAATACTACTGATTAACTTAACAATATTATAAATCATTTTTATTTTTTTATTAGTTTTTTTATTTTTTAAATACAAAATAAAAATCATTTTTTTATCATGGTTATCTAGCTTGAAGTTGGTCTTTATATGGTGCAGGATTAACCGGAGAATTATATCCACGCAATGCATTATAACCCGAGTCAAAGTTATATGCTATGTCACGATAACTGTTGGCTACATTTTGTATGAAAGATGCGCCTCCACTACGTTTACTGTTACGTTTCTGCCTATGTTTACTAGTAGTATTTTTAATTTTATGTTTTTTGTTTTTTTTTTGTCTTTTCTTTTTTCTACGCGTTTTCCTTCCTCCTGTATATTTAATCATCATCTTTGTGTCTTGATTGTACATATTTTGTGGAAAATGGTTGCCGTGATTTTCATTACCAGTTCCATAGCCTGACCATGAATTTGGACTGCTGGTCCATGGTGCACCAACTAATGGTGCAGGAACTGAAAAACTACCACCATTTTTGGAAGATATTGCATACGGAGCAATAGATGGCGTATTTGACGCACCATGCTGTCGTTTATGTTTTATTGTTTTACGAGAATGTTTTCGACGCTTATTTTTAGTTGCATAAGCTTTCATTATTATATTCCTTTTATTTTATTCTAAACTAACAAAAACAAAATATAAACAAAATGTTATATTAAATAAGACATGAAAATTATCAGCATTGATGTAGGAATTAAAAACTGTTCGTTTTGTGTATTATCTCAGTCAATTGAAACCAAACTTATTATGGAACATTGGGATATTGTAAATCTCATCGAGTTAAATCCAGTTATTCATCCAGTGTATGAATGCACTTGCTATAACTATGCAGGCACAAAAAAAGAAAAAAAATGTGTCAAACAAGCGTTATATAAAAAAGGGTTGTTAAATAATAACTATTTGTGCGAAGTACACGCTAAAAAAGACCCTTACTTTAATATAAAAGAGTTATTATTACCAGCATTAAAAAAAGCATTACTTAAGGAATTAATTTGTTTAACTAACAAATACAATATTAATACAAATAATGTTAAAAAAAAGAATGAATTAATCGATTTGTTAGTTAGTCATCAAAATATTCATGGAGTAACTTTAATAAATTCTTTGGCTCCAAAGAAAAAGTGTGCAACCATTCCTCTGCAAATTATTGGCCGAAACATTATTCAGTATTTTGACACATTAAACGTGAGAGACATAACTCATGTTATTATAGAAAATCAAATTGGATCTTTAGCAACTAGAATGAAAACCATACAGGGAATGCTGATGCAGTATTTTTTTACGCGTAATACAGATGTTTGTGTGGAATTTATCAGTGCAACAAATAAATTAAAAAAATATTCACTGAATAATAGTCACGAACTAACAAGTGCAAATAATGAAACAAATAAAACAAATAAAACAAATGAAACAAATAAAACAAATGAAACAAATAAAACAAATGAAACAAATAAAACAAATAAAACAAATAAAAAAAAGCAATATGATGCAAGAAAAAAGAAAGCAGTTGCCACATCTGCTGATATTATTCAAACAACCGATACTTTGGCGAAATGGAATGATTACTTTATTTCTTGTAAAAAAAAAGATGACTTGTCTGATTGCTTTTTACAGGGGATTTGGTTTTTAGAAAAAATGAAATAAAAAATGAAATAAAAAATGTAATAAAATATGTGTAAGATTTATTAAAGAAACCATGAATGTAAAATTACCAATGCGTTTATTAAATTGGATAAATCAAGATAAAATACGTTGGGATCGGTTGTCTTTGAATGAGTCAGATGGTGCTATGCAATTGCTAAAAAAAAATCAAGATAAAATACGTTGGGATTGGTTGTCTTTGAATGAGTCAGATGGTGCTATGCAATTGCTAGAAAAGAATCAAGATAAAATAGATTGGATTCATTTGTCTGGTAATAATTCAAAAGGTGTTATTCGCTTGCTAGAAAAGAATCAAGATGAAATACATTGGGGTGTGTTGTCTAATAATCCGTCAGAAGGTGCTATGCGGTTGCTAGAAAAAAATCAAGATGAAATAGATTGGGATAATTTGTCTAATAATCCGTCAGAAGGTGCTATGCGGTTGCTAGAAAAAAATCAAGATAAAATAGATTGGGATAATTTGTCTCAAAATCCGTCAGAAGGTGCTATGCGGTTGCTAGAAAAAAATCCAGATAAAATAGTTTGGCGTTGGTTGTCTAGAAATTCGTCAGAAGGTGCTATGCGGTTGCTAGAAAAAAATCAAAATAAAATAAATTGGATGTATTTGTCTGGAAATACATCAGCAATGCAGTTGCTAGAAAAAAATCCAGATAAAATAATTTGGAGATGTTTGGCTTATAATCCGTCAGTTATGCATTTGCTAGAAAAAAATCAAGATAAAATACATTGGTGGTATTTGTCTGAAAATACGTCAGAAGGTGCTATGCGGTTGCTAGAAAAAAATCAAGATAAAATAAATTGGTATCAGTTGTCTTGCAATCCGTCAGAAGGTGCTATGCGGTTGCTAGAAAAAAATCAAGATAAAATAAATTGGGATAATTTGTCAGAAAATCCGTCAGAAGGTGCTATGCGGTTGCTTGAAAAGAATCCAGATAAAATAAATTTGTCAAAATTGTCTGGAAATTTGTCAGAACATGCCATGCAGTTGCTTGAAAATAATCGAAACAAAAGAAGACATTGTGTTTCACCAGAATTTATGGTGATTGGAACTAATCCAAATAAAATATATTGGTATGATTTATCTAAAAATCCGCGTATATTCAACTATGATTATAAACAAATGAAACATAACTGTATGTTGTTTAAAGAAGACTTAATGAAAAATAGGTTTCATCCTTGCAATATACTCAAGTTTAGAGATTGGGGGGTTAATGGATTTGAGTCAGTTTTTTATTGAAAATGAAGCATTAGCGTTCTTCAGCTACTTCTTCAGGGATTTTTGCTCCAACCAGCTTGGATGCACCATGAAAAAAACTAATGAAAAAGCCTATTAATATGATGAAAAATGCGGCAATGTCACTGCGAAACACAGTTTGTTTCAAGTAAAAGTGATTGATGACTAAAATCAACGCAAACTGAATTATGATTAGTAAGAATGTATCCTGAGTCGGTGTTACAAGGTCATACTTGTCTCCGACCATTACGGTAAAAGTCATAACAAACCAATCCATCCACGCAAACGGAATTGCCATCTTGTATGCTTCCCACATACTTAGGTTTTTATACGGCAGGGTTACAAATTGACCCCACATGGACAAAGATTGCCCTAAAATAAACAAAGCAAAGAATAAAATATAATGGGGAACTTTTGAATAATCCATGAATACTTTCTTCTTGTACTCTTTTATTATGTTTTATTTTTGTTTACATGTTATTAATTATAACGCACTTCTACCAAAAAAACCTTTTTGGGTTGTAGTTATCCAATCCTTATCATTATGTGTTTCAATCAATCTTTTCTCTAATGCTTTAGAATACGCCCGCATATTTAAAGCGGACCATGCAGACAATAATCCTCCTCCTTTGGTTTTTGTTTTTGCTTGTTTTCTTGTATGCTTATGTTTAGGATTTTTCCTAAACTTTTGTTTGTATTTTATGGATTTAAACATAATATTAACTTTCTTCTTTTAATAGACTTTTATTATTTTTTTTTCAATTCGGCCATGACACGCCCGTATTTTTTCCTGGTTTTATGTTTTTCTTGGAATGCTTTATCTTTAGATTTTGCTGTTTGAACAATTGATTTTAAATGCTTTAGTTTCCATTTTTTTTGGTCTTTTTCATATCGTTTATGGTCTATTTCGGCTTTTTTACGGACACGGTTTTTGTGTTTTCGTGTTTTAATCAACTCTTTTCTAACCATAGTATTACCCTTTTGAATTTGGTTACGTTCTCGTTCTAGTTGTATGTTTTCTGAATTTTGTAGTAAGGGATGAATTTCGTCCATTATAACTTGCTCACGATCTTGAATTGTTTGCTTTAAGGTTTCGTCTTGCAAGTGCTTGTTGTCCTTGGCATTTTTTTGCACATCTCGGCGTTCCTTTTGTAATTGCTTTACATTAACTATTTCTTGCTTTTTTTCGGCTTTTAGAGTTTTTTTGAAATGTTTGCGTAACCCACTTAATATTTTGGATTTTCGTGTTATCATATTTTTTCGTGTTTTGTTTAACAATGCGGTTCGCACTTTAACTATTTTTGTTTGGTTTGTTGCAAATTTACTGGCTTGTTCTTTTTCGAATTGAATAATTTGTTGAATGCGATTTACTTCCGACTTGTCATCACTTGCTCTCATATCTTCTTTTAACTGAAGAACCCTATTTTTGTATGCAGATATTTGTAGGGTAAGGTCAGCTTTAATTTGTGTTGTGTTTGATTCAAGGTCGGCAATGTAGTCATCCATTGCAATCATGGTTGGATGAGCCTTGATGTTTTTCATAAGCTGAGATTCGCTTGTGCTTTTTGTACCACATGTATACTTGAGGTTATAAAACGTGGTTTGTTTGTATTGTTTCATTTCTTCTGCATCCACTTTACCAGATATTTTGTGAGCATCTTTAATTTTAGACATTTGGTCTTTTAGTGTGGCCAATGATTTCTTAATTTCATCTTTGCGGTTTTGCAAGTCATGCATTATATCGGCAACGTGGGACTTTACAATTTCCTTGCACTCGGTTTTATCTTTTGGCTCTAACTTTTTGCACATTTTAGCATCAATAAACGCAAACTTGGCTTGGCTTATATCTTTTAGGTCACCATTTAGTTGTTTTTGGTAGCGTTTTTGCTCAGCAACCAGAGGTGCAACCTCGGCCTCGATTATTTGCTTGGCCATTCTTTTGTCTAATGTACTAATCATGTTAGCAACCTGAGGAGACACCATAGGTACACGAATTGGCTGAATATGGGGCTGGGCAAACTGCCGTGCATCTCGCTCACGATTCAGATAACTAACATGTCCCGCAATGTCATTTAGATATTTTTTCTGACCAGTTGTAGTAAATGTCCCATTATCAACACTTAAATACTCGCCAGCAAATGCGTCAAAGTCTGTAGGCATTTGATTTTGGGGTAACTTGGTTAAATTTAGCAGTTTAATTAACTCCATGGGGTTATTGGTAATAGGCGTAGCAGTCATGAGTAAAACTTTAACAGATTTACTACCTGAGACAATATAAGAGTTCATCAAAGCCTTGTGCAAAGCATTCATATCAGGCCGTTCTAATGAAGATAGGTCAGTACCACCATACAACTTGTGTGCTTCATCGATAACTAAAAGTGTTTTTCTTAAAGGGTCAGCAGACCCATTTTTTTTAACTAGATCATCATAAAGCGAATTTTTTTTTGAAACAAGATTACTAAACTGTTTGTAAGACATGGGACGTATACTCCAGGATTTAGACAACATTCGCATGCGACTTGTGTTGTCATCAGGAGTGTTTTTAATGCGGTCTTGTCGAAACTTTTCATGACAAACTTGGTCAAACATGTTTTTCCAAATGTCGTTTTTTAAAGTGGTTCGTGTTACCCACAGAATAGTATATCCTAAAGGCTCAAATGCTGTAGTTGCGGCGGCAATAGCTGAGCATGTTTTACCAGTACCAACCGAGTGCCAAAGAAGCATTCCTCGCACAGGATTATTAACTGTGAAATAATTTCGGATAAAGTCCTGGGTTGGTGTAAAATTTATAAGGTCTGTTTTTCCTCCACCTTTTTTATTTATTGTGTTTGAACTTGCAATGCTTGTATTTGCAATGCTTGGACCCGCATAACCACACATATTTTCCATTTTTACATTATCCCATGAATGTTTGCTAAAGTGGTCACTAATATAATTTCGAAGTTCATTAAAGTTCATAGCTTCCATGTCTGGAGCAAAAGGGTCACGAAAGGAATCATAAATACTTGAGTGTTTACTGGGTACAGATGAATTATATGAAATTGATGCTTTACTAATATCAGCAAGTGAATTATATTTGGGTTTGGATTTATATTTTCTTTGATACTTGACACATTTTTTTGTTTTTGAATCTCTGTGAGTTCCTTCTGCACATCGCTTAAGTTTACATTTTTTTGTGGTTTTACTTCGTTTTTGGCCTTTAGGACATCGCTTAACTTTCCATGTTTTACTTTTGATGTTTGGTGATTGGCTAAGACTTGATCCTCCAGTTCGAGATATGTTGGCTAAACTTTTGGATTTAGATTTGGATTTAGATTTAGATCTGGATTTGGATTTGGATTTGGATTTGGATGTTGAATTGTTTATAGAAAATTCGTGAATTTTTTTATTTAATTCATAGTCAACAGACCCTAAAATAGTTGCTTTTTCTAAATCACTTGCAAAAGTAAACAACCGAAAATCAATTCCAACTGATTTTAAGTATAACTCAATTGACGTTTTTGAATCATAAAATGTTTCTTGGTACTTGGGAGCAATTGTTAAGTCATAGTTAAATACATAAAGAGGCCAACCTTGCTTAGGATTAAACACAAGACCCTTTTGTCCACAAGTTCTTGTACCACGTCCAATAACCTGCTTTTGGTCTGCAGCCGTAGTTTGTGGTTCAAATATATGAATATACTTGACATCAAATAAGTCGATTCCTTCTTTAAACCCACTGTCCATGATAATAAACCGAATGTCTTTCCCGTATATGTTTCCAGGCCTATCATTATACTTTTTTAGAATAGCCTTTTTTGTTGCAGTTGCAATCGGTTGGTCAAATACACCAACAGAAGATAGTAAGTAAAAGTTGTTAAATGCGGTTTTGGCTAAAACTGCATCATTAAGTAATTCAATCTTTGTAAAGTCTTTTTGCGACCCAACCTTAGACGGTTTAGCAGTATAGCCCAGGTTGTATCCACTTGCAATAAATGCAGCAGCAATCAACTTAGCACCATATAATCCATTTTTTAAATCAGAAAAAATAAAATGCTTGTAATGACGACCGTCTCGTTTCATATCCGCGGCATCAATTTCTTTAATATGCTTTAGCAGTTCAGTCATTTTAGGCGACCGCAATGTCATGTCTTTCAACAGTTTTGTTGGGTTAAAATCCACGTTATCAAATTTAAAAGCATTACTACTGATAGTCCAGTTGGAGCGTTTTCTGATGCAGTCAGCATCGTACGTAATAAGCGTGTCTGCATCTTTTTCAATCATATCTTCAAACTCGTCTAAATCTGGAACTTGTGCCCGAATATCATTCACAACGTTACTTGGTATTGAAACTGACTTTGATTTTTCTTTTTTATTTTTTGGTGATTTGTCACGCATTTTCACCACAAGTCTTTTACTTATACTTATTTATTTTATTGTTAACAAACAATAAAAAATTAAAAAAACCAACATTTTATTGGATTTTGTCTTTGAATATTAACAAATCTGTTTCTAAATACACAGGATTATGTGTTTCATTTGCAGTAGCAGATGATTCAATTTCCATCGATTTGGATTTAACAACATAGGGTTTTTCTATGATAGATGATATTTTAGGAATTTGTTCTTTAACAACAGGCACCAATTCAGGAATTGGTAGCGTCTTACAAAATGTCACGACACTTTTATAACAGTCGTCAAAATAGAATTTGAATAACTTGGAAAATGACATTTTATAAACAAAGTGCCAGTTGTTAATTTCGTCAGGATATTTATCATACATTGCTTGCATCCAATCACAAACAATAACCATTTCTTTTCGGCACAATACTTCTGTTTTATTTAGTG